TTCTATTTAACCATGGCTCTAACGCTCTTTCTTGATCCCATTGGTCCCACTTTTTATTGATATGGGCACGAATAATTTGACAGACGTCATCAAAATCCAACCACGCAATAGAATAGAGGAACCACTTCCCTCTCCTTTTGTGAAGTTCGTTATCAATAATTTCTGAACAATCGCTATAACTGAGAGTCTTATCCTTCGACATCTTCAGGAGGCTGCGCTCTTGCGCTTTTACAACTTTTTAAGCTTTCTTCTAAAATCTCTTCCTTGGATTTGGCTTTCGAAACCCCTTGCCTTACTCTAGGCGTTGCCCCTTTCGAAGGGCCCTCCTTCATAATGTCGCCTATTGTAATTTTTTGATTCCCAAAAGAGCTATCTATATCATATTCTAGCTTAGAAATATTAGGCACTTCTTCAAACACTTCTTCCTCAACCACTTCTTCTCTGGGTTGGCGCCGCAAACTATCTCTTGGCGAAGGTTTTATAGTCGGAGCCTTTTTTACTGTTGCAGTGCTAGTTCCAATTTTAACCCCACAACCTCCACAAAAATTAGGAGCATGAAGAGCATAGCTATTTTTATATCCACATTCTGTACAATATTCAACATTCATGACTTATAATAAAATTTTTTTTAATCTTTTAAATAACCAGAGATAATTGTTGCCTGATTTTTAATAAAATGAAGCTGATCTTTAGTTAAGAACGTAGATTGCTTAACGTAGTCTACTCCTAGGATCCCGATGATATTCCCTGTCAAAAGTCTTATAGGTACACAAAAAGTACTTTTTGTCCCTTGGTCTTCGAAAAATTCTTTTACTCCTACATTATCTATTTTAGATATTTCTGCGTAATCATATATGTCATTATCAATTAAAGGCTTAACAAACCTATTGAAGGATGATACCCTAAGATTTTGTTGTTTCCTGATTTCAGAACTTATCCCTTCAGCTAAAACTTCATAGGTGTTGCTAAATTTTTGCTGGGAGCTGCCAGAATAATAAACGTCGCCGTTATGGAATTCATATACCACTACCCTGTCCGCATTTAAGTTAGAAAGCATAAACTCTAAAGCCTTATATACGTCTTCGTTTTGAACGGTATGCTTTTGAAGCTTACAGGGCCTCTGTGCCCGATCCATTTTTGCTCTAATAATTACCGTTGCGATGCTGGCGAGTGCTGCGATTGCTGCTGCTATAATAAGATCCATTTACTATCTATACACTTGAACTGCCTTGGATCTTTTTAATTATATAAGATAAGATCTTGCTTCGCTTAATATCTTCTATCCCAAATTCAAAAGTATGGATCCCTCGTTTTTTGCTAGCATCATCATCAAAAATATCATACATCTTGCGAAATCCCGTCTTACCATTAATGTCTGACTGCATAAAGTCCCCGCATACAAAAAGCCTGCTATTCTCTCCGATTCTAGTGATTAGAGTGGTTAACTCCTGAAACGTGAAATTTTGAGCTTCGTCAGCGATAACAATTTTATCCCTAAAGCTCGCACCTCGTAAATAGTTTATAGGCATGGCTTCGATCCTGCGTTTTTGGATAAGCTCTGGTATGATTGTGGGCTTTACCATCTCTCTAAGTTTATCATCTAGAGGAGCCATGTAAGGATTGAATTTGTCGTCTATGTCTCCAGGCAAAGCTCCCAGCCCCCTGTCTGCGCTTTCTACTACCGTTCTAACATAATATAAATCTAAATCAGGATCTGCACTCAGAAATCTTAATGCAGAATATACCGCTACATAAGTCTTTGTTGTACCTGCTGGACCTGCGCAGAAAACTACGTTAGTATTTAGATCTAAAGATAAATCTACAAATGCCTTTTGTTTTACAGTAAGCCTCTTAGATTGAACATGAAAATTTGAGGTTAGTCCGTTAAAATTTGCGAGGTTGCCTAACAATTTTTGTTCCTGATCGGAATTCTTTTTTCTTGCCATTATCTTATGATACACTCTCATGTGTATAAATTATATGTGAGTCTTAGAATTTTTATGTTTTTAATAATCTTTATCCTTGTTCAGGGGTTCGTCTCACAGCCAAACGAAGAGCTTTATGAACTCAAATACCAAATTAAAAAATCACAGAAATTACATAACCAACAAAACAAAATTCTTCACGCACTAATAGATATCTCAACAGAGCAACAAAAAATCATTGAGAAACTAGAAGAATTAAATGAAAAACAGCGACAAAAGCTTTACAATAGTACCGTGCTACATTTTATGGCCACTTATGAATAGAATCCAATTTATGAAAGAATTATCTTCCACTTTCCCACTATACCAAGCGGCTAAATGGTTGAGCGAACCTAAACAAGAACTAAATGGAGATAATCCAGCAAAATATTTAAGCGAAAATAATATCGAGCCAATTATGAATTTATTAAAAAAAGAAAAGGAAAAAAAGAAAAGGAAGAAAAAATGAACCAACAAGACCAGGCGCTAGATATTTGTCTAGAATTTTCAAATGAGATTTTTCACAACCCTGATATAACCAATATTATTATTCGTATCGAAAAAGCTGCGATCCCTCAGCTCCAAGAAAGGCTAGACTCTTTAGGCTTTAAAACTAAAAGAGTGGTACGCGAAAATAAAAAATACTCTATCGTTAACTTCGAAAAAGTTTATCCAATTATTTTTTGATTTTTTATCCTAATCTGTTATCATAACGTATGAGTAATGATACAGAATCTAATACAGCCGTAATCGACCCTCCTCCTTTAGAGGAATCGAAATTTAACGAAGAAGCAAAAAAAGAGCTAAAACTCTTTGTCGCCTCCAGAATGTTTAATACCGTTTCGTTTCAACAAGTCCTTGCTACTATCGACTTGCAATGCCGCCAACAAGCGGACCAGCGAGTGGATGCCGCTTCGGAAGAAGATCTTGAAAAGCTATTTGCGGATATGCAGCAAAATCTTGAATCCGCTTACGAACAGCAGGCAAATGAAACTGAAGCCGCAGCACAGTTTGCAAACTCTTCAGACCAACCAGCAGATGAATGTTGCGAAGAACCAGAATCTTGCGATAACGAAGATTGCGATAAAAATAATTAGTTCTTAGGTACACTAACCCTCATAATTAAATCGGCTCTATTTTTTAGTAGGGTCGATTTTTTTTTGACTTATCGATCTAATGCAGTTGGGTTTTTTGGCTTTTAATTCTATTAATGGGGGGACCTGCTTACTTATTTCATTTCATTTTGGCACGACTACTCCGTGCCAATTTTAATTGATCGCGTAGTTTTAATTGGAATTTGAATCTGATTATGAGAATAACCACCCCCCCGCAAAAATCAGAGAACACGTCAAGCTTTTTTTTTGATTAATGGGGGGAGTGCTTGAACTGCCCCAGCCATCTTAATATAAGTTAATATCTTTACTGGAAGACTGCACGCATGGACGGACTAACGAAAGTCATGTCAATTTCGTTTTCGTCGTTTTCGTCGACTTTTTCAACGTCGGCATCAAAAAGATTTCTTTCGTCTTGAATGTCCTCTTTCGAGGCTTTTGTCTGCGTGCCATCAATGGCGTTTTCGGCATCTTGCTCTGCCTTAAGCTGGGCAAAGATGTTTTGAAATTCTTGTGGGAGGGATGAGATGTTTTTCATAATGTGGTTTTTTAATTAATTTATTCTACTAGTTTGACAACTTTTTTGATAAAGTCAAGGGTATAAGTGAAGTTTTTACAGATCAAGGATCTGCTTGACCACCTTGCCATTGGTGGCGTTAAGGAGGTGGGTGACTTCCCCACCGATGGAGGAGCAATGCCCATTGGCATTGTCCCAACGGCTGAGGCCGTCCCAAGCGTTAGCCTTGGCAAGCTTAATGGCTTGCTTGGGTGACTTGGAGAAGCCGAATCCGCAAGCGGAATCTCCAGCGTGAGGGGTGATGACGAAATGAGTGGCTTTGAATAATTGCATGATTTTTTTGGTTTGTGGTTTTTAAAAAGGTCTTTCTTAATTTTCTATGTAATACATTATAAACCATTTTCCGAAAAATACGAGGAAAAAGATCGGCCCTGAGACCACTAATAGAGCCAAACAGCAAAATAAATGCATAAAAAAACTCTTAAAGCTCTTTAAGTTGCGGAAAATTCGTCGGCAAATTAATTAATTCGATTTAATTCGGAATAAATACTACTTTTAATATAAATGCATCATCGGCCGCTAGCCCAGTGATAGAGCTAATTGGCACGGCGCGGGCTGCCGCTCCCGTGCCAAAACGCTATACATAACCTTATACATAAGGCTATACATAACCCTATACATAAGGCTTAATCTTCTGTTACCGCTTCGACAAATCGATCTTGGTCAAAGTTTGGATTGAGATCTTGAAACTTTACTGACAGGTCAAAGGCGATTGCTTCAACAACATTCATTACTGCATGGTGGTGACTTGCAGACCCAGGAGACGCAATAGTGTAAGCCTTGTTGAGGGTTTGGGCGATAAGTTCAAAATGTTTCTTGGTCATAATAATTTTTTTTTGGTTTGTGGTTTAAACATGAATAGTGACGGCAAAATGCTCGTGGCCAGGGATTTGATTCTCAAGGTTAATCTCATCGCGAATCTGATTCGCAAAATCTTGGTCTGGCGTGTGGACAATAACGTCCTCGGATTCGTTGCCTGTGTCGATGTCGAAGGATACTCTAATTACTTTAAACATGGTTTTTTGATTTATGGTTTTAGGTTAAAATAAGCGAACAGGGGGAAGGGCGGGGTTTTCTTTAACGATTTCGATAACCCGAAAACAATTGCCACCTTGAGCAAGCAAAACGGCATTCATCTCGCCAATGGACTTTTTTCCATCAAAGCTCATGTTAACATTGTGCTTTAAAACTTCGTTGGTGTCAGGGTTTAGGATGTCTACTTTTAAGTGATGCATAATTTTTAATTCGTGGTTTTAATCTTAATATAATAATAGTATGACGGAATTTTTGATAAAGTCAACCCCTAATCGAAAAAAAAATAAAGTTTTTTTAGGCCCTCTAAAACATATGCAAAATGCATACAAATGCATACAAATACTTATAAAGTAAATTGGCATGGGGCGGGCTGCCGCTCCCGTGCCAATCTCTATCGGCCCCCAGCCCAGTGTTTATGCGGGTTGCGGGGCCTCGTGAGGCCAGTCATAGAGCGGGCTACAGCCCTACCTCAAACACAATAAGCAAAGGCTAACCGACCCAATCGCAAACCCTGCACATATAGTCAATACAATTATCATATAATATAAGTTAATACTTTTTAATCATTCAACAGCCACACCACATTATCTTCATCAAGATTTAAATCTTTTGTAATCTCGACCAGTCTGTCCGAGTTGGCGACTACGCACTCAATCCCTAAAGGCATATCTTTTCCTGTTGGTTTATAATATGGATTGTCCTTTCTCAAAATTATGTTGTGTTCGTTAAGTGTTGTTAATATAAATGGAGGTTCGTCAATTGTACTCATGAGTTGAAAATCCTTCTTGTTTTCCTGTCAAAGGATGCGTTGATGTCTTTTGCCATGTTGGCTTGCATCTTCTTTTCTTGTTCTTCTGTCCAAGGAGTTTCTTCAATCTCTTGAACGTCAATGACCTTGGCAACGTGGCCGAAATCGTTGATCTCAGAACCGATAGGCAATGCCTGATCCATCTTGATTGTTTTGACATGGCCGACTTCTAGCCAAGTGCGAGGGGTTACTTGTGTTACTTCTAATGTGATCTGAAACATGGTTTTTTAGTTAGTGGTTTTAATCTTAATTCTTTAACTAGTTTGACAGAATTTTTGGTAAAGTCAAGCGAATAGCAAAGTTTTTTTAAATAATTGTTGTTGCCCCATGAAAAGGTTTTAAGGTGCGGAGATCCTTTACGCAAGCAATGAGCTTTTTATCTGAGCCAACGCCCTTGAGTAAAGCAATTTTACTGCGAATGGATTGCACCTTGCAAAGATTGTTTTGCGCGGTAAGGACTATGTCGTTAATTTTAATCATTTTTAATATAAGTTAGGTTTTAGTTCCAAACGATCTGAACAGCTTTGCCATGTGCGGCATGGGATGGACTTGCCATTCTGTCGGTATACTTGCGGATCACTCGCGAAATGTACTTGCGGCTCTGAGAGTTGTGAATTGCGATGCGATAACCGCAGTTAAAAACGGTCATGCAGTAGTTGCCGTACTTGGAGGGTGGTTTGATAATGAATTGCATATGTGATTTTTCTTTCTTTTTTGATTGTTATAATAATAGTCTGACAGTTTTTTTTATAAAGTCAACCCTTTTGTGAAACTTTTTTCACTTTTTTTTCGTGAGGTAAAATGTATGCATTTTTAATATAAATACATATAAATACTTATAAAACAAATTGGCATGGGACGGGCAGCCCGCCGAGTGCCAATTCCCCCACCAAGGAAAAACCACTAACCTCGATGGGGGATTGACTGAGGTATGTATATACGACTAAAAGTTAATACATTTTAATATCTTTATCGGGTAATGTATGCAAATATAATCACTCCCATTGCTAACGCTAAAATAATCATCTTAGTGGGCGGTAGTTGATTTCCCCCTTGTCAAGATCCATCATTTTTGTCCTACGCTTTTCTGCCTGTTCACAAGCAAAACGATACGCTTGCACTCGTGAGCTGAATTGATCAAGTAGCTTGGAGAAGTGTCTAACCTCGATCCAATTGTCAAGGTTAGGATGTCTTTTGATTGTAATCATTCTAATGAGAGAGTTGATCCTCTAGGTTGTCGTAGGTTTGCCCGTTGCCCTGATTGAGTGAACGAAAATGTTCCTCCATCAGTTGCAAGGTTTGTTCCTGTTGCTTGTCAAGCCAACGATTGTAATCGGGGCAAGATGCGAGTTGATCGGCAGAATCTTGATGGGCTAATTGATCGATTGTCATGGTTTTTTGATACGTTGATTTTGAGTTTAAATAATTCTGGCAAATAAAAAGGTTTTTGTCAATGCCCTTTTTGAATCTTTTTCTGGGCAATAAATGTGTGCAGTTTTATCTTGCTTGAATTGTCAAGGTCAGCATGTCTGACCATTGTGGTGGCGATGGCAAAATCGCTTGGGGCATTGGCTTTGCCGATTAGTTTGGTTAGGTTGCCGATGATGATTTGTTTTTGCATGGTTTTTTAATTTTCTATAATTTTAGTATGACAACTTTTTTCATAAAGTCAAGGGCTTTGTTTAACTTTCTTCGGTGAATTCAACCCCAGGGAATTCGTCTGCATTGTACTGGTCAACCACTCCCAGCATGGACGCACGAAAACGCTTGGCAAAGGACTTTTGAGCTTCGGGGTCAGGAGGAAATTCTGCATCTGAAAGGCCAGTTTCACAAAGCTTTGCGTTGGCTTCTAGAGTTTCCTTGGCAAAAACCTTATACTTATCGCTGGCAAGAAATTCCTTCAGTCCCTGAGCTTCTTCGCGCTTTCTTTTTTCTTCTACTTCTCTTTTTGTCATTATGGTACTAGTTTGACAGAAAATTTTATAAAGTCAAGAGGTTTCTGAAAGTTTTTTCGTTAGCGCTAAATGTATGCACTTTTAATACAAATGCAATTGGCATGGGGCGGGCTGCCGCTCCCGTGCCAAATCCCCCGCCGAGGAAACCTCACTAACCTCGGCAGGGGACGGCGACTCCGACTTTTATGTAGTTATCGGAAAGGCGTCAAATCTAACCAGGGAAATAGACCCCGCTACAATACCTTTTATCATGAACACTAACACTAAAAAAGTTAATACTTTTTAATACTTATGCAGTATATATGTTTTCTTCTTGCCAATCAAGTTTCTCGCCAATCTTTTGCTTAATCCAGTCTTGGACATTATCCGCTTGCAGTTGAGCCATCAACTGCGTGATCTGTTCTGGACTTTGCCATCCTATAACGTCATCAGCACAAGAAAGTGGAATCCACTCCCTACCTTGAAACGCTCCAACTTCATAAAGGGCAGACTCAACGCTTCCGTAAAGGCTTTCGCCAGCTACGACAGAAATTGAGATGCTGTTGCCAAGAGAGCAACGAGCTTGAACGCTTTTAGGGTTGTTGGCGTGAGGATTAAATTCTAGGTCGTCAAATGTTTTCATGGTTTTATACTAATGGGTTTGATGGCAATGGGTTTCCTTGGGCGATTCTATCCTCAAGCTCTTTAATCTTTTTCAATTCCTCTTGTGCCCCAATAATGGCAGAAATCGCAAAGGCATCTCCATGCTTGGCTTTTTCAAAGTTTTCGGCCACGATCATTGCTAGTGTTTCTTTTGTCATAATTTTTTGATTTTCTATGTGTTTAAGTATGTGGGTTTTTATTGTTTTGTCAAATAGAATTTTAATTCTTCCGAGTAAGGTTTCCAAGCTTGGTCTTTCATAGAGAATTTTCCTCTTCCATGTCAGAAAAAATCTCGTTAAGCTCGTCATGGTCGAGAGCCGAATCTGTCCAGCTTACTCCATCAGGAGTCTCAAAAGCCAATGATCCTTCGCTGACTTCCTTCATGCCAGCGACAAAATCGAGATAGTTTGAAAAATACTTTGCGAAAGTATGAATTCCTTCTTCTCCGTTGATCCATAATGCAACGTTCCAGGTTGCGTGATTGCTCCAGCCATTGTATTCTTTTCCTTGTGTCATAATTTTTTTTGATTCGTTTAATTTTATGTCTTTAAGTCTGACAGAATTTTTCGTTAAGTCAAGACTTTTTCTTTTGTATTCTTTCCATCACTACAACTGCACGATCCTTGGCGTCTTCAACACTCAAGTGTGAACAGGTTCTCTTAAAGGTTTCCCAATCCAACTTTGGCATAGGCAACGACATCCAAACTACTTTTCTTTTCCAACTTTTCATGATTTTAATTAAATAGAATTTTTTGAAAAGGTCAACATTTTTTTTACCTTTTTTATCTTTTTTTTTCGTACTGTAGGATGTATGCACTTTTAATATAAATGCATACAAATACCTATAAAACAATATGGCATGGCGGCGGCTGCCCGCCCCGTGCCAATCTCACATGTCGTGAAAGGCGTGGTAACCATAGTCGAGATCCACGGCCTCGTCCTGCCTCCACTGGTTTTGACCAGTAGCATCAGGGGACTGAGCATCAGCCACAAAATCCATCTCGTCAGAACGAGCGTCACGTTGGCCAGCCTGATAATTCTCAGACCAGATGCGCCAGTTCTCACCCACGTCAGCGTAGACGGAGGGGTTCATGCAATCGGACAGCCGACCCTCATAGCCTGCATCGAATGCGTCTTTGCCGATTTGGTTGCCGTCGGTAATATAGGTTTTGGTTGGGTCTGACATGGTTTTTTATAATATGAGGTTAATCTTAATTCTAATAATAGTATGACAAAAAATTTAGTGAAGTCAAGGCTTTTAGGAAAAAAATGGATGCTTTCTCAATCCCTTGCAACGGATACCATGCCTGACTTGTGACTGATACAAACGGCAGTTTGCAACCTCTCCCCACGTCGGATGATTCACAATTTCTTCAATAATGTAAATTTCATTTGTGCTTGCGATTACGATGTCGCCCTCTTTTAATGTGGTTTTTGATTTAGTCATGATTATAGTCTGCCAGAAAATTCTATAAAGTCAACACTTAATTGCAAAAAAGATAAAGTTTTTTTGGCACGGGGCGGGCTGCAAATCCCGTGCCAATCTGGTTTAGTGGTTTTTCGCCCCAGCAGGGCAAATGCCCTATAGAGGATATATTTGGCAAGTACCTATTAAGCCTATTTGCAGAAAACGGGCAAAACGGGCAACTTGACTTATACAAAAAGAACCCCTGCCGAGGGCGTCAACCTCGACAGGGGCCAGTAATAACAAGAGGGAAACAACTCCCTATATATACAATACAAATTTTTAATACCTCTTTGGGCAAATTACATACAATTTTTCTTGCGCCTCTTTTCTTTCTTCTTTGTCTCCATGTACCATAAGGTCAAGAAGGTAATCAATCAATTGCGCCCGTGTTAGATTCATATCTTTAATTGTGGAATCTGTTTCTATTGTGTCTATTGTATGCATTTTAATATAAATTCCTTTTTTGTGATTATCCATTTAGTTCCAGCATCGGACTCAATGGTTTGACCTACTTTGTTTCCATTGTACTCCCATCCCCCGTGTTTGCGTTTTCTTCTTGGCCAATCCTCAGAGCTAATATCATCAATTTTTAAGTTAGGATATTCAACGTCTATAGACTCTGGAATGCTAGTTACTTGATAAGTTAGTCTGTCGATTCCTGCTTCCATAATTATTCTGCCCTTTCCCAGTATTCTTTCACGCTATAAAATATATCGTCTTCAAAACAATAATAGTCGTGAATCTTTTTGATTGTGTTCCATACCATCAGATATGTCTTGTTGTCCACGCCAATGGTGGGAGTTTCTTTTTCATCACATGCAACCTTATAATCTGGATGTGCAAATGAGAGTTCTCTGGGATAAGTGAATTTCATAATGTGTCAGTTAATATTCCAATTACAACAAGGCAAAGAAGACTAAGAATTACAATTGGTATCATCATTTGTAAACCGCTTTCATTGTTGGAGATAAGATATTCATATCTACTTCGCTTTCATCGTTTTCGTCCCGAGCATCTTCCGTGGTATCCAACTGCTCAACTTCATCTTCCACATCTTCTTTAGTGGATTGGATCAATCCTGTTTGAGCTAAAATGTTGTCTGATTGTACATCGGCCTCAAGGTCATTGTAAAACTCTTGTGTCAGTCCCAGGTTCTTTAGTGCATCTTTTAATTTAATCATAATTCAATAATGTGGATTTATGCTTCGGTGTCAAGGTCTTTATGGGTGATTGTGACTTTTTTACGGCCTTTCCAATCATAGACTGCTTTGCCGTCCCAATCATAAACTGCCTCACGGAAATTAGGTTTTTCTTTAAATGTCCTATACATCCGTTGTGTCTCTGTTTGGTAACGCATAATCTTTGCATAAGCTTGTTCATCGGAGAATCCAATCTTTTTAAGTCCCTGCACCAATGCTTCTCTGGCGTGATTGAAATCATCCAATAAGTCAAGGATGGGAGAGTGATCTACGGGTGGAGCTGGTGGCATATCTTCGTTTCTCATGAGTTTTGGCTATCTACGATTCGTGCAAGGCGAAGAAGTTCTTCGGTAATGCCTTGGACGGATTCCTTGTTGGCTTTTGGGTTTCTGAGGACTTGAACCATTGCTGGCATAAGAGCCTCCCATGTTGGTGTTACATCTATTGTTTTCATGATTATAATAATGTAGATTTTTGAGCTAGTGTCAAGCTATAATCTCAAAAGTTTTATCGGTGAATAACCAGTAAGTCCCTTTAGGCATCCCCTTTACATCGGCAGGGTGAAAGAAGATTGCATTAGTTGACGCATCATGTGCAACCTGTGTAACTTCAAAGACATCTCCGACTTCAAGGAGGTGTTCGTTTATGCGTAGTGGCTTTATAACTTTTAATCTTTTAAACATACCTATAGTTTGACAAAAATATAGATATAGTCAACCCCTAATTGCACAAAATGTAAAGTTTTTTGTGGAATAAGATTGGCACGGCGGCGGCTGCTCGCCCCATGCCAAAACTACTTCACTGCTAGGACTGTCGGCTTAACGCAGAAATCAAACCATGCTTCTTTTGAAGCGTGCCATGCATATGGATAAACCCCTTCTTTAGTCCAGACCCACGCACTTTCCTTGTTCCAATATAACCATACCCCTCGGTTACCATCACTCTCTGGATAAAGCCATCCTTTATCACAATGGAATACCCACCACTCTTGAGTCTGATAATAAGCTCCAAGCCAAGGAGAAACATGCCATGAGTTTCCTGAGCTAAATAACCCCTTCTCTAAATTTACGGAATAAGTATTCCATTCAATAGCCACATGTCGGTCACGCCTCCCCAGTAGTGGGGAAACGGCAAGAAATAATATAATAAAAAAATACTTCATTAAGAATCTATTGAGATAATCCCTTCGTATCGAAAGGAGCGAACTCCTTTCCGCTGGTAACAATAGGCTCTTACCCCAACATTAGGCCAATTTTCTTTCAGGTTGCCAAAGTAGTTATAATAATCCAACTTACGGATTTTATACTTACCTACTTCGCCATTGAGCTTGCGATAGGTTAAGGTGAATTTCGGCGATAGCCATGCGATGATTCTTTTTATAGTTTTCATAGTTTTAATAATGTATGTTTTTGGGTTTTTGTCAATGCTTTTTTTGTGAAATTAATACTAGGTCAGCTGGAAGTTCTCCGAGTACTCAGCGAACGCGACATGCACCGCCTTGGGAGATGCATCTCCCACGTTCCATGCTCCATGCTGACCTAGCAAAGTGAAATTGTGTGTTGTACCTTTTTCTCTCTCCCCTTCGGGTTGTAGGCGTGCTCTGACGCCTCGTTGTTCAATCTTTCGATCTACAGAAAAAGCAGTCCACGGAGGGATTCGAACCCTCGTCTTCGCCTATCCCACAACTGATCAGGTTGCTTCACCATTATCTAGAATAGATGAAGTAAAGGAGACGCTGTTCTAGACCTGACTAAACTACGCGGACACAATAAAAGTCTTTCAATTAACTATCTCCAATAATAGACTATAGAGGTTACAAGTCAAGGGTTTTTTTGAAAAAACTAAAGTTTTTTTTGTGGAGTAATTGGCACGGGGTTGGCTGCCGTTTTCGTGCCAAAAGCACGCCCCAAGACGGGGCGTGCCCTAGCATGCAACTAATTATTCAGAACCTTAAAATATCCTTGAGTCAGTAATAACGTTATCTCATTAGGGAACACTGTAGCTAAAAAATAAGCCGCATCAATTTCACTGTTCCCCTCAGCCAATAACTTTTCGTAATTTCTAATAACTTCGATATAATAATTATAGTTCACTGTCTTCTCCACATCTCAAACATTAATAAGCTTCCTATAAGTATAATTAATATATCCATTCATTTTTCTATTTTTTAAGGTTAATTGTTTATAATAAATTAATGGGCCATGTATGCAATGCCTTTTTTGCATCCTTTAATGAAGCATAACTTGCAGCCATTGCCAGCACAAGAAGAAAGTTTGGCCCGTTCTTTCTTGTCAACTTTTCTCCATTCCTTTTTTCCCATACGGAAGGCGTGAATTGTTGCAGGGCAAATGTAATGGTTGTCTTCTAAAGCTTTTTCCTCGGAAGTATAAACAGACGTCCCCGCATCTAAGCCTTTAATTTGTGGAGCGGGTTCATCCAATCGTAAAGCCGAAGGCTTGAGGCAGGCATTTGGTTGTAAAGCTAATTGTTGCAAATGAGCCATTTGGTCAACCCTTGTATGCTCACGGGTAGGAAACCAAAAACGGATGTCAGGCAATGCTTCACAGATTCGAATCCAGCAGTTAATATACTTTGCGGAAAACAAATCGCCAGCATCATGAACACGAAATAAATCTGTGTCGCAATTCTTTAAAGTTTTCTTTTGACCATTTGACTTGTAATACTTTCTTTTAATTTGCCCAACCATTTCAGCAACAAAAGAATCTCCATTGTCTTTTTTAATGGAGTCAGTAATAAAGTTTGCTTTGTTCTTTAATGCATCGGCGACGTTTGGCATTTGATAAAAACCTTTCAGGGCGTAGCACGAGGAACAAATGACATTATCCAAAGCTTCCTTGGCTTTCTTGGCCATATTCATAAAGACCTTAGCTCCTGGGCAATACTTCCAAGCTGGAATGTTAAAAGAAAAGCAAGGCATTTTCGAAGGTGTTGACAATAGGTTCGGTATGGTTTTTTCAGTTTTCATAGATATAATCATGACAGAATAAAAGGTGGTGTCAACTGCGAAAATAATCTTTTTTTAGGGGTTGACTTTTGGCACGGGGCGGGCTGCAGGCCCGATGCCAAATTGGTGCCCAAGGAGGGAGTCGAACCCTCACGCCTGTTACGGCAACGGATTTTAAGTCCGTAGTGTCTACCATTCCACCACTTGGGCAAAAGTGATATAAGCGTTGGGACGCCACTCCCAATAAATCCTAAAGTGTCTTACCGCTCCTGTCCTCTTTTACATTCAAACGAAATTGAGGCTATGAAGGCGTTGTACTGGACGCTTAAAATAATATTATTAAATGTTATGCTCTTTTATATAAGCAAGCAGTTGGTCGAGGACTTTTTGTTTGCTTCCCTTAAAGCCGAATTCATCCTTAACCATTCGGTAAACTGAAACGCCTCTTCGGGTCATACCCAAGACTTCAAGTTTTAACGCACTCCTTAAAGCCCGAACCCGAAAACCATCGATTGCTTCTGGCGTATCTAATACTAGTGTTTTATTCATTATACTAATCCCAAGTGTTGTAAGATTTTTTGTTTAATATTCTTTGCTTCGTAATAAGCCCGATTGTCTTCTTTTAATGCCATGAAGAACTCCAAGCTCAATCTGGCAGTAGTTATGTCTGCCACAATCTGCTCATCTTCTTTAAGAACATCTTGGTGATGCTGAATCAGGTCAGCGACTTGCGTTGATTCGATTCCTACTAATTGTTTTATATCTTTCATTATAATAGTCTGACAGAATTTAGCGTTGAGTCAAGAGTCTTCTGGGAATATCTCAGCTTTTTTTCTATCCACTTCTAGCACCTTAAATACCTCTTTAGTAAAGAAGTCTTGGCGAACGTCACCTTTTCGGATTGACCCTTTTGCTCCCCAGAATTTAATTGTCTTTTGTCCTGCTTGAGTGAAGTGTCCACGTAGCCCTGGATGAATGATTTCTACTTTTAGCTTTTTCATTTAGTTAATTGCCTCCATTAGTTCAAGAAGAATTTCTTCTAGTTTATCTTTTGAGTTGAACATATACTCCATTGTATCGTCCTTGTTATAATGATCTACAAATGTCGTGATCCATGCGTCTACCTTGTCGCACCAATCTACATTGTACTGCGGTTCGTAAACAGAAGATGCAATCTTCAGTTCGTATAGTTTTGGTTCCATTACTGGATGTGGTATAGCTTCAGTCATTTATCCCCTTATGGTTGATTTTGAGTATTGTTTCCAGACTTTCAAGTCAAGGTCAGCAACTGACATCTTCATCCGTTCTGCTATCTCGACAAACTTATCTGCAAAGAAATTATATACCTTAAAAACTTGTGGAGTTGACTTTGGTACATTTTCTATCCCTTGGTCTTTTAAGAATTTAAGAACGTGAGTATCTAATACAGGTACGTTATGCCTCCTCCTTGTGTGAGTCAAGAAAAAATTTGCTGTCTTGAATGAGATTCCTTTTACTGAAACTAGGTCTTCAAGCGAGCATTCAAATAGATTCAATTTTTTATCCACTAAAGAAGATAATGCATTGCTGATTCTAATGTACTGCCCCATTTTAACCAACTGCAACTCTGGTATAAGTGCGTTACTACTCTTTAGTTGGCGAATGTAATCGAATAGGCCCAGATGATCTGCACCATGTAACATACGCGAAGCATAAAACTCCTTGAGCTTTTGAGCTTGGATGTCGGACTTCTTTCCTGCGACCACGATTGAAAAGACTAGGAAGTTTTCAAGTTCCCTGCGATTACGATCATACTTTGTGATGGTGTCAGGATTTATGGGAAGATGAGATGGTTTTATGTTTGCGAATAATTGTTTAATTTTCATAACCTTAATTAAATAGATTTTTGAGAAATACGCAAGAAAAAAATCATAAAGTAAGAAAAAAGATAATAATAAAAGCTTGACGGATTGGCATGGGGTCGGCAGCCCGTCCCGTGCCAATTTGCAAGGGCCTGGTCGGTATAATTTCTAAATAAAAAACCCCCTCCCAATTAAGGGAAGGGGCGTTTCAGCAAGGGGTAGGGATGTATAGGGCTTAAACTTTTACTCGAGAGTAAATAGCCTTGCCACAAGCGACACGCAAAACCGCATCGGTGCGAACCTTGCGAGCAGTCTTGCCCGAATTGTAATCGGTAAAATAAACGAATGAATCAGTCACCCGATCAATCTTGGCCGAATGAGCTTGACGATTAATTCCCTTACCTACGAGAAGGGAAACGAAACGGCCTTGTGCGCCGACTACTACTTGATCAATGTTGGATGCGGTGTTTCTCATAATATAATAATATAGTTTATTCATTTTTAAGTTAAGTAAGTGGGGGAGGTTTAAACCTCCACCACTTCAGGTGATTCAGCCACCGAGTCAAACAGGGCGTGAAGTTGAGTTGAACGATTAGGAAGCAATCCGAGATTACCCTTCCAGACCTCGCTGAATGAATTGTAAAGAGAGTACAGATTCCGATCTGCAAACTCGTTGTGATTTGGTTTGTTCCATTGCCCGACAATATCAGCAATTTGAGTTTTGGAGCAAGAACCATTTTGGAACGCACGGATAATGAGGTCATTAGCCTCCGAGGTTGAGGAAAGGTCATATTCCTTGTAAGAGTTGACACGTTTTTCTTGACCAACCCAAGATTCACGCAGTTGACCAATGGCATTGGCAATCTTCTGGAAGATATTGCCAGCTACATCTAGGTTGTCAATGTTCTTAGTATGACGGCGAGCGATCACGATCTCATTGTTAAAAATAAGATTGGAACAAACGAAAGGTGCATCCCCAGCCATAATGCCAGCAGGAAAGCACTTGTCGTGACCATTGCGAAGACCAACGATAGTTGCCCGATCTGGATTTTCTGGAGCCGAGCGATCTTGCACTTGCATCAGGCCAAAGTAACGCTGACCAAAACGAGCAAGGTTGTGATTCTCATCGACAATGTCGAAACCATTTTCATCGAGCTTTTTCTTGGTTTGGTCAATGAGGAACCCATGACTAATAGGAGTCCAAGTTTCGGTCTTTTGAGGAGTCTGAACTGCCAGAACTTCTTCAAAGGATGCTTTAGTACGATCAGAACCGCAGATGGACAAGTTGAGTTGTTGCATAGTTTTTTTTGTTTTTTGGTTAATTGTTACGTTTAATTAAATAGGTTTTTTAGGAAACGTCAACACTTTTTTTGTGCTTTTGTTTCCGAGGCAAGATTTTGTTGACGCGCTGGTGAGGGCGAGCCTTACTAAAGATTCCTGTCTTTCTTACCTTAACTTTCATAACATTAAGTATGACTTTTTTTACGATTAAGTCAAGGGCAATCGCACAAAAAACAAAATTTTTTTTATGGACAAATTGGCACGGGGCGGGCTGCACGCCCGATGCCAAATGGAGTACCGAGTGGGATTCGAACCCACGTAAAGGGTTTTGCAGACCCCTGCCTAGCCGCTCGGCCATCGGTACTTAATCATCCACACCTGTTCTGTCGTTTTGGTTTGGATGTCTCATGTCAAATTTTTCGTCATCACTAAGTCGTTCAAGTGCGAAACTATCTGTCCTAAATTCTTCTAGGGTTTTACCGCAAGCTAATTTTTCTGCAATCAATTGCAAAATGTCTTCGCCTATGCAATGTTTAATCGCACCAAATTTATAAGTCTGTAAATCTCTGGGAGACCCATAGCCAAATGATATCTCAATATAGCAATCATCAATAATGTCTTCGCTATCGGTTACTGCACATCTGTTGCTGTCCATATCCATTTTACTTTTTAATTAATAATCTTATGCACCCAGTTGCTGTACTATCTTCAATCTCAAAGTCTACGCCCTGTTGTTGAAAGCGAGAGATTAGATCCACAAAGAAATCCATGTCATTGCCGTTGTTTTTCTCAAAGAATAATTCGCTGTAATTCATATGTTTAGCATTTCGTTATCGGCAAGATTGTCAAGCCCAACAGACTCGACCACCATAGCAATTAATGTTTTATCTACTTTGTAAGAACCTTCGACAAAGTCTACCTTTTCGGGCAGGTCAAGGGTTTGGTCTACTTCGGCAATAGAGATTGCATCTTCTAGGCTGTCTGCTTCAATTTCTTGTACAGCGTTAACTTCCCAAGTTACTGGTATTCTGAATTTTCTCATTTTACATATATAGGTCAGGTGTGTTTGGAATGTGGGAAACGTCTTTGAGTTCGTCATCAAAGAGTTTATGTCCATAAGAAATCTCTCCGTCTTCCCCTTTCAAAGAAGGGAAGGCAGAAAGGGCATCCTCTTCCGTATCAAACGTGTCGAGGAAATCAATCCTTGTCATGCCCACACAAACGGAATTCTTCGGGTAACCATCGTTAAGGTAACCTTTGACAGTAAAGCCGTATTCATCTTGATGCAGTTGTAAGTAGTCGTAGTTAGGTATATCCATTTTTTTATCCATTAAGGTTTAGTTCTGCGTATTCTTTAGTTCTTTTCCAATTAGCTTCATATGCGTCAGAGTCATCTCCATAACCTGCATCATAAACTTTATCCATGTATTCATGATAGTCTGCGGTCATAAGATCGTCAATCTCTAAATCTCTAATTTCAGCAGAGTAACGCTCACGCACATCATCATATCTTGCTCCGAATTCGTGGTCAAGGTGTTCTTGTAGTAGTTGGCTTTGTAATAACATTTTATATCACTCTTACTTCGTTTGGGTACAATTTTACGAATGAGGCGAACCATCTTGGTTTTTCCGTTCGTTTATCTACAAAAGATTTATACTTGTAGGGGTTATAGGTAATGGGGGCCATTTCCCACCATCCTACGTCATCCCAAGATTCAAAGGATGGATCGGGATGGGAAAGGTATCCTTTGATTCCTGCATGAACGTTTTTCCTCTTTTCCCTCAATACTCTCTGTCTGCCCTTGCTGTTGACATACATACTTGCGCTGTATAAATTAATCGGGTCTTTATCGGAATGAGCCTTCACCAATCCGTCCTGTTTAATAGACCAGCAATCTTTGTGCAGGTTCTTATAGATGAATACTTTGCGAGAGTCATCGAGGTCATAACGTGGGTCATGTGGTTTTCTACTTTTCATACCTTTAATTAAATAGAGTTTCCTGTAATACGCAAGAAAAAAAAGCGTGAAATTGAAAAAACTTTGGCTGTATAATTGGCACGGGGCGGGCTGCGATTTCCGTGCCAATTTCTAGGATGATTTTTTAGCTCAACCCTTCAACCATTAACTTACAGAAATTTTCTTTATATTTGCCTAATATTTTTTTATCCTCACATTTACTCATTATGGTCATGTCTTAATTTAAAGTACGACCTATTTACTCTTGTCTTGTTATTATTAAGGAGGTGAAGGTAGTCTACATAGGAAATACCTAGCTCTTGAGCCTTAAGGCGATGCTCTAGGTCATTGTCTCCTAAATCATCTGGAGTTACCCGTGTTGACCCTGTATTGTGCAATTCCACTATATCGTTAGTGGCGCAACTTGATAAGAATAATAATGTGATTATAATGTATTTCATCGTATTGATATAATATCGTCTGGATTTAAGTTATATTGTTTTGCTGTTTTTTGCTTAACAAACAATTCTCTATCGCATTTCTTGCAATGATAAGTGTTCTCTTTAAATAGGCGATGTCTGCGGAAGTTAGTGCCACAACATTTGTCGTTGTATAAATATTTAACCTTTGCGTTGCCGTTGCGAGTATCTTCTGGGCATCCTACGTGTCTGCACCACTTTCTGAAGTTTTCGTCATGTGCTGAATCTCCACGCTCCAATGTATCTAGGGCATGGGCAATTTCATGTAAAATTGTATTCGTTACCATTGCCTCGTCATTCTGGTCAACGTAATGCCTGCTCAAACAAATCTTACGATCCCCTTCCTCAATGTAACATTCACCTAGCGTTTTCCGCTTGTTCGTGAATCCACCCCATTTCCACTTGAGGTTGCCTTTACCAAAAACGCCCCATTTAACCATGAGACGCACACACAAGATTTGAGCTTTTATCAATTTCATGCCTTTAATTATGACATGGTTGAATTAATTGTCAAGCCTCAGTTTACGGAGGGGTAAATCTCTTCTGGATTATATCCCCCTGTCTTTCTTAGTTGCTTACGCTTTTTAAACGTAGAACTTTTTCTGTAATGTTTGTCATCAACCTTGGCCTTAGCATTATTTATGATAAGATCAGTATCAATCTCTAGCTTAGTCTGTAAGTTCAAGTTGAACCAAGTTGGGTTAGGGTCTTTCAGATTAATTATTGGTTTATTTGTCATATATTACTTAAAGGGGTCGAAACGCTTTATT